TCTACACGTAGGATTACCTTGGGCAATTGATAGAGGTAATAGTGGTTTTCACTTTACGACTGTTCGCGGGCCGATTGGAAAACCCAAAGAAGCAGAAACCGGAATGCTATATCCAAGATATCGAAGAAAGCTCACGGGCTAATTTAATAAATAATTAATATCGTTTTAGGTTGAGATAAACATGCCAGAAATTTTAACCACAGAATTCAAAGCAGACGCAACACGGCGGTTTGCAAACGACGTCGAAAATAACGACTATTACATTTTTGCGTCTTCAATTAATGAAATTATACCTGCCGACACTGAGGTCTCTAAAACAGAATTTTTAGAAAAAGTAATTTTTGGTAAAAAGATTAAAACACGAGACACACATTTCATGATCAAGTACTATCCTTGGCAAAGAGATGATGTGTTTGTACAGTATGACGACTCAGAAGAATTAGAAGGCCAAAAGTTCTATTGCGTTGTTGGACCAAACGACAACGACACTGGAGATTACCGAGTCTATAAGTGTCTGTTTAATAACTATGGTGCTGGAGTAACAAGCCCTCCTGCATTTAATGAGTCATCTGCAGATCAAATTTATAGAACAGCAGATGGCTATATTTGGAAGTTTATGTATGTTATTAGTGAATTAGAATTTGATGCATACAACTCGCAAGGTTTTATTCCTATCGTAGGCGACTTTGATACTAATCCATCTGCTAATACTGGCGGAGGAATATCTGATGTTATTGTTGAAAACAACGAAGATAATTTTGGTTACGTAGAAGAAACTGGTCGAGTAACAGATACAGATATTGTTAATAGTGTCGTCGAAGTTTTCCCAGATGGCACATTTAATCCTATTGAAGATTATTACGTAGGACAATCAATCTATTTTACAAATCCCGACAGTTCAACGTTCTTATATCAAATTACAGCGTATAATTATGATGATCAAACGGGTCGAGCTGACATACGATTGAATATTGATCCTGTTACACAGGGAGGCGGGACGTCGGTAGTAAAACAAAACGCATCGTTTAGTATTTTCCCTACAATCAAAATTGAAGGTGATGGATCTGGCGCAGTTGCAATTCCGACTGTAGTCGATGGAAGAATTTCTACAGTTATTGTATTAAATCCCGGCGACGGATATAATAATGTCACTGCTCAGGTTGTTGATCCGGCTTATGATTTTGATCCGAGCAGCCAAGAAACAACAGACGTAAGAGCTTCGATTAGAGCAGTTCTTACGCCTGATAGCGATCATGGTTATAATTTAATTAACGAATTTAGATGCAGACACTATAGTCTCTATGCTTATATTACTACCGATGACAACAATATAATTCCAAACGAAAACACTTATGCTTCTGTTGGCATTGTTAAAAATCCACAGTTTAGTACGCTGACCCCACCAGAAGTTTTTGATAATCGTATAGAAATTACTACAGCAAACGCCGATCGTGTGACTGCTAATACAACGGTCGTGCAAATTAGTTCAGAAACACAAGACGTTACTTTCTCAGGCCGAGTGCACGAGATTGATGAAACAAATGATAAAATTTATTTAGCTCATTATATGGGCCCTTATCAAAATAACGCTAATACTGGAAACGGTGATACGTCACTCGACTTAACTCGATCATTGAGAAACGAGACGGGCCAGATAATTGAAATAAATACACCGGCAGCAGATAATGTTGTTGTCTCGCCATATATTCAAAGATCTGGCAAAGTTTATTTTATGGAAAATTTCTTCCCATTGAATAGAACGTCAGAAAATGTCGAGAATGGCTTAGTGGAAAATATTGTAGCAAAAGAAGAGTTTAAAATCGTTCTCGAATTTTAAGGAAGCGGATTAAAAATGCCAATTAATACAAATCTCAATACAGCACCATACTTTGATGATTTTGATTTAGAAAATCAATATTACCGAGTGCTGTTTAAGCCGGGTTACGCCGTTCAAGCAAGAGAGCTGACTCAAATGCAGACTATGCTGCAGAGTCAGATTGAGCAGTTTGGTGATAACATCTTTAAAGAAGGTTCGATTGTAAAAGGCTGTAACTTTACTCAGCTTGACGACTTAGAATACGTAAGAATTCAAGATCTTTGGACTCCGGTCGGTGAAACGGCAGAAACAGCATTTGACCCAACAGCTTATATACCGAAAAGACAAGAAGAAGTAGTACAAGGTGTATTAACAGAAATCGATTACGTTTATCAAATTACTGGATCTGTATCAGGTCTCACTGCAAACATTATTACCGCAGACCAAGGTGTGGAAGTACGTGCACCTGATCTTAATACTTTTTATATTAGCTATTTGAATCAGTCTGGTACAAATCGTGTATTCCAGGCAGGTGAAGAATTAACCATTAATGAGTATCGTTTTAAAGTAAGTACTCAAGAGCCTCTTGGTCAAAACCCAAGAGTAGTAGGTACAGTAAGAACAACAAACGTTACTACGACTGCAGGTAAATCTTTCGGTATTCAATCGGCGCCTGGTATTATTTTCCAAAAGGGTCATTTCCTTTTCGCAGACGACCAGGTTCTCGTTGTATCAAAGTATGATAATAATCCAACAAACGTATCAGTAGGTTTTAGAGTCGAAGAAACTTACATTGATGCGCTATCAGATAATAGTCTATATGATAATGCAAACGGATCGAATAACGAAAATGCTCCCGGCGCAGATAGACTCAAGCTCATACCGACACTCGTTGTACAATCTTCAAGCGCTGCTCGAGAAGATGCAGACTTCTTTACTCTTGTTCAATATCAAAACGGAAATGCAGTTACAGTTCGAGACGTATCTCAGTACAATGTACTAGGAGAAGAGCTTGCTCGAAGAACATATGAAGAGTCTGGTAATTACATTCTCAATGATTTTAAAATTTCGACAACAGACAAGACATTCCCAGAAGGTTCTTCGAATACGTCGGTTCATGCCGTGGTTGGCCAAGGTGTAGCTTACGTTAAAGGATTTAGAGTAGAGAACTCAGCTGAGAGATCTTTTGTTATTGATCAGATTCAAGAAACAGAAACATTAACTAATCAAAACATTTCTTTTAATTATGGCAATTCACTGCCTATTCAAAGAGCTTCTAATGGACAATGGTTGAGTGCATTTGCACCTCAGCTTAACTGGTCAGCAGAAACTATACGAAATTACCTCGGGCCTACGAGCTCTGGTGGTACTCAAATTGGCCAAGGTATGTTGTTTAACCTTACGCCGACTAAAGCCTTCTTTGCAAATATTGAAGTAGCTGCTGGCGAAAATTCTAAAGACATCCACGAGCTTGCTCCAAACATGACAGCTACTGAAGCAATCGCCTTTGAAGGAAATCATAGCTCCTCAAATCATAATGGTTATGGTGTGGCTGAGAGAGGAACGTTCTTCCAGAAATCTGCGCAAGGTGCACTCGTATTTCCAACCGGACAGAGAAGCTTGTTCTCTACTGAGAATATGGCAATTCCAGTAAGAGTACGCGCGAATGTTACGGGTATTACTAATAATACATTTACGCTTAGTGCAAATCCTGGTGAAGATTACAACGTTCAAAACGATGATATTGTTGTCATCGACTCAACTAATACACACATTCGTGTTGCAAGTTATTCAACGGCGTCCAACGGAAGTACACTAACAGTTAATCTCGAGCCATCTGACAACTCGGCCGCTAATGTCACTGTGTACTATAACAAAAGAGAAGTAGGAACAACCTCTGATGGTGCGCTTGCTTACGATAAAACAGTGACAACTCTTTTTGTTGAAATTACTTATACCGACAATGTGATCGATTATACTCTTGGTGTACCAGATGCTTTTGAGCTTGTTGCAATTACTAATCCAGCGGAGTTGGTGAACGGAAATCCAAAAGATTACACTAAGAGCTTTAGATTAAATCATAACCAAAAAGATACTTTCTACGATCATTCTTATGTAGAATATATCCCTGGTCGTGATATCGTGTCTAATGGAACAACATTGCTTGTTGAGTTTAAGTGCTTCCAAGTTGAATTGCCTCAAACTGGGCAATACTTCTTTACAGTTAATAGTTATCCTAATGATCTCGATCCTTACGATATTCCCGTGTATAAATCGTCGTCTGGAATCAATTACAATTTGAGAGACTGCTTTGACTTTAGACCACACATTGATAACGACATTGGTGTAAGCTATAGCAATACTACTGCAGGTAATCCCGGCTCTCCGACATTAACACTTACAACAAGAGTTCTTTCGTTTTTTAATAAACCCGTACCATTGATTCCTGCTCACAACGCTACTGCATCAGCTACACTGACTTATTATTTGCAGCGTATTGATTCTGTCGTTGTAGACTCCTATGGTGTAATTTCTCTCGTAAAAGGTAAAGAAGAGAAAAACGCAGCCCCACCATCGTTGAGTCCAGATCAATTTGAAATTGGTGAAATTCTTATCCCAGGCTTCCCTGCTCTTTCACAAAGACAAGCTTCAAGAACGGGCAGAAAAGCTTACGCTGTACACACTCGATCGAAAGGTGTAAAAGTTTATACAATGAAAGATATGCACGCAATGAGCGCGCAAATCGACAGAATGGCGTACTACATATCTTTAAATCAGCTCGAGCAAGATACTCAAAATATGTTCATTCCAGATCAGGATGGACTTGACAGATTTAAGAACGGATTTATTGTAGATCCTTTTAATGATTTATCTGTTGCAGACGTAAGAGATCCGGAGTTTAAAGCAGCCGTACCATTTAATCAAAAGATATTGACTCCTGCTGTTAAAACAATTCCGCTCGATTTGAAATATAAGTCAGCATCTGGCGCAAGCATTTTCCCAGCGGTCAGTAAAGCAAAAGTTGCAACACTTGGCCGGGATAGTAATGTTGATGTAATTTCTCAAGATTACGCAACAGGATTCCGTAATTGTGTAAGTAACGCTTATAGCTATCGTGGTATTGGTGAATTATCTCCACCTTATGATGCTGCTTATGATACGACAGTTACTCCCGCAGAAATTAATATCGACATGACGTCTGCATTCCAAGACTTTGTAGAAAATCTACAAGAGTTTATTCCATTGACTGACGTTACAACAGAAAGAGTTGTAGAAGCAGAGAATAATTGGTTCGGTAACGCAGATGGATGGGCACCACCTAATATGTTCCCATTCCTTGGCGATGGATTCATGGATCGATTTAGAGGTGGCAATACACTTACAACTCGAATCGAAACAACGACAAGAAGTCTTGAGCTCAATACTTCAAACATGCAGCAGAACTTCCAAGTTGGTGAGTTCGTACGTAACTTTAACTTCGAGCCGTTTATGGCAGGAAGAGATATTGGCATTTATATGACGGGCCTCCGTCCTAATGCACGACATTATTTCTTCTTCGACGGCGAAGACGTCAATGCTCATATTATTCCGGGCACAAACGTTAACTCTGCAGATGATGTACAAAGAGCCGGACAAAAAGGTGATGCAGTTTCTTCTGACTCTAATGGTGTTCTTCGAGCAGTCTTTGCACTTCCATCAGAAACATTCTTTGTAGGTGACAGAGTATTAGAAATTTCAGACATTGACACTTATAGTCAAATTGAATCTGCTGGAATCTCGCGTGGGCATATTACATATAGGGCTTACAACTTCTCAGTTGAAAAGAGTGCCCTTGGCGTAACAACTCGAGCACCGAGTTTCGACATTAATAGTTCTTCTTCGTTTAGAACAGTCGTAAGAAGAATTCCTGCTGCTGACCCACTTGCTCAAACATTCTTTATTAAGAA